GAGAATGTTAATGGTATACCAGGTTGTAGATTCGTGGACGCTATTAATATCCAGACATCAATAGGATATCCCTTGAAGGGGCCTAAATCAAGGTACGTTATAGATTTAGAGCCTACGAAGGAAGGGAATCCTCAGAGGATGTTTACACAGGAGATTATGGATGATATTGAGCGAGTTTTAGGCTATTATAAGTGCGGACAACGTGCTTATACAATAGCTAAGGCTTGTAAGAAGGATGAAGCTTTGCCCGTAGCAAAGGGAAAGTGTAGAATATTTTATGGTAATCCAATAGCTCTCACATTTTTAGTGAGGAGATATTATTTACCAGTTATTCGTTTCCTTCAAATGAATCCATTAGTTTCTGAGTGTGCTGTTGGTATTAATTGCCATGGTCCAGAATGGGACGATTTTTACAATCATGTTATGACATTTGGTGATAAAAGGTTATTTGGCGGTGATTATAGTAAATATGACCAAAAATTACCTTCACAATTGTTAATAGCATCATTGCGAATATTGATCGATTTGGCGGAAGTTATGGGCTACAGTCAGGAAGATAGAAACATCATGAGTGCTATGGCTGGTGATATTGTGTATTCATTAATAGCCTTTAATGGCGATTTAGTGGGTTTGCAATCAGGCACACATATTTCAGGTAATTCATTAACAGTGATATTAAATGGAATTTGTGGTAGCTTGAATTTGCGAGCTTATTTTTATACACAGTATTCATCAGACATAAAGTTTCGTGATGCAGCTAAGATCATGACGTATGGTGATGATAACATTGGATCAGTTTCAGAGAAATTTCCTAATTTTAATATTAAGGGATGTTCAGAGTTTTTAGAAAAGTATGGTCAGAAATACACTATGCCGGACAAGGATAGTGAGTTGAGTGATTATTTAGAACCTGAGAACTTTGAGTTTTTGAAACGATTCAGTGTGTATCATGCCGATTTGGGTGCGCACGTAGGGGCTTTATTAGATTCAAGCATAATGAAGTCTTTACATTGTTATTTGCGACCCAAGAATGCGCCATTAACTCCAAAGGAAGCATGCGCTACCAATATAGATGGTGCTTTACGGGAGTGGTTCAATCACGGTGAGAATGTTTACGAAATGCGTAGGAAACAAATGAGAGAAGTCGCCGCTAAGGCTGGCATAACTCATATGTGTACTATGTTGGACGAGACATACAACGACCGTGTTTTGAATTGGCGAGGAACATATATTGGTGAAGTCTAACTCCGACTATAAACGAGTGCCAGTTTCAAATCTGAGGCCAGCAAAATTGAGTTGTACAATTGGATTACCACAATTTGTGTATTTGTATGTTTAAACACAATTGGAGGCTTTGTACAATTATTTACGTGGAGAGGACTTTGCGGAAATATACAGCTCACCCATATTGGATAGGAATGG